TGTCGGTTCTCAAGAGTTCAGCGACTCAAGCGACTGGTTTGATTCTGCGTAATGCTAACGGAACCGACGGCAGTTCGATTTCGTTGGATTTCGAGACTTCCTCTGGAACATCTGGAAGCGAATCTACGCTTGCCGGTCGAATCAGCGGCCGTCGCGTAAGTACCGGAACCACCGGCGCACTGGATTTCTTCGTCAACAGTCTTGGAACTCTTGGATCGGCCAAGATGACAATCGACTCCTCCGGCAACGTCGGCGTGGGGGTTACGCCTGCTTCAAACACAAGAACTCACTTCAAAGGTTCTTCAACTTCGACCGATTACATTACATTTTGTGTAAACGGAAGTGATAAGTTTGTCTTCGGAGCTAGAAATGATGGGTTGCTTATTACTGGAAGCTCTGCAGATTCCGCTTCGCTTCCCAATGCTCCATACAATCTGACATCTGGCAGCGCAGCCAATGTGTTTTTGGATTCTCAGGGAATCTTCTATCGCTCAACCTCTTCGCTCAAATACAAGACTGACATCGCTGATTCGACCCGTGGATTATCCGATGTTCTAAAACTTCGTCCTGTGACTTACAAAGCTAAGAATAGTGGAGATACTGTTTTTGGAGGTTTGATTGCCGAGGAGGTTGATGCCGCTGGATTGAGCGAGTTTGTTCAATATGCTCCAGATAAAACCCCTGACGCTATTCATTATGGCAACATGGTTTCGCTGCTGGTTGCCGCCATCAAGGAACTGTCGGCTGAAGTCAACGCTCTGAAGAACGCCTAATATGAACATCTCCATCAACTGGATCATCGAACAGATGTTCGTCCGTAAGGTCGAAGGCCCTTACACCGACGTCGTTGTCACCGCAAACTGGCGCTGCAATGGCGTCAATACCATCGGCACCGGCGACGACGAGAAGACCTACCGTGGAACAGCCTATGGCTCTTCCACGTTCACTGCTCCCACTGGCTCGTTCACGCCGTATCCTGACCTTCAACAAGAGCAAGTTCTTGATTGGGTTTGGGCCGGCGGAGTGGACAAAACCGCCATTGAAGCCAACGTCTCCGCGCAGATCGAGAATCAGATCAATCCACCGATTGTCTGTCTGCCGAATCCGTGGTTGCCGCCTGTGATGATCGTGCCTCCGATGCTGCCTCAGGTTGAGCCTCCGCTCGTCGATGCTAGCAATCCTGTTGCCTGATGCTTGACGTTGGCGCATACTAGCCACCCATGAAAGTCATCACCCTTACCATCGACGAAACCGAAGCCCAGAATCTCGTTCAACTGATCGAGGGAGCCATTCGGTCCATTGGAAGCCAAGCTGCACGCGTTGGCGTGCCGCTCCAAGACAAGATCGCTTTGGCAGCTGCCAATGGCGTTGAAGCCACGAAACCGACCACTGAAAATGCAGGAAAACCTGAACAACCTTGAGGTACGCATCGTGAGATTGGAGACCATCATCGGTGACAAAGACGCTGGTATGGTCTCCGACATCCACGGCATCAAAGCCACGCTCGAGGGCCTGAAGCAGTTCCAGTGGAAGCTGTTTGGTGGCCTTGGGGTTTTGGTTGTGCTGGCACAACTCATTGGTAGGATCGGACTGAAATGAACGACTCCATCAAATCCATCGTCCGCCACGGCCTTTCCTTCGGAGGCGGGTTCCTTGTCGCCAAGGGCCTCGTCACCGTTGACCAAGCGAACGAATTGGCAGGTGCCGTGATCACCCTTCTCGGCGTCGGTTGGTCCGTGTGGAAGAACCGCAAGGCCGCGACTCCGCCGGCTCCTTGAACTGGATCTACCAGTTGGTGAGGGCGCTTCTCGATTTCATTCGGGAGGCGCCCCAGCCAAAAATCACTGACGGAAATGCTCCGAAGCCTCTCAAAGACGATCTGCACGATCGCATTGCTGACCTGCCTGGGCTGCCAGCAGACCAAGGTGATCCTCGTTCCCCACGGTGATCCGGTGCTGCTGGCGGAGCCCGTGAAGGCGAAGGTCTACGCGTTCGACGCGCAGGGGAACATGACCGGCTACCCCACGAAGGTGACGATCCCAGCCGGCTGGTACGCTCTACCGAAACGCCGCCCATGATCACCTACCGAGGCCAGAAATTCGCAGGCTACAACAAGCCCAAGGCGACCCCGGGCGCCTCGAAGAAGTCTGCCGTGCTGGCCAAGGAAGACGGCAAGGTGCGACTGGTTCGCTTCGGTGATCCCAAGATGCCGATCAAGAAGCACATCCCGGCCAACCGAAAAAGTTTCCGGGCCCGCCACGGTTGCAGCGAGCCCGGCACGAAGCTGAAGGCCAAGTATTGGTCCTGCCGCGCCTGGTGATCAGTACGCCGACGGCAGTTCGTCGATGGCATCTTCCGCGTTGCGCGGCGCCACCCGGGTAGCGGTCGAGGTGCCCTCGCCCTGGCCGGGTTCAGACGACCGTACCTTGCCTACCTTCTTCTCGAGTTCGGCTACCTTCTGCTGGAGCCGGATCACCCGCAGCCGTTCGCGCCCGTAGGCCCGCGCCCGCAACGCCACCTGGGCCTGGGCCTTCGTGATGAGGTCCACCTTGTCGTCGTAGCCCATGTCGGCGTCGATGCCTTCACCCTTGAGCGCGATCTTGATCAGGCGATCGCTTTCATCCAGGAGCTTGTTTCCCTCTTCGTCGCCTTCATCACGGCCGAACAGCTGGCTGTGCGACTTCTCGAACTCGGTGAACTGCGAGTCGAAAAGCTCACGGGAACGGGACTGCCGTGACTCCAGCTGCTTCTTCTGCTCAACCTCGCGCTGGGATCCCTTCTCCTTCCACTCGGCAATGGACTTGTCCCGTGCCTGAGTGAGTTCCAGGATCCGCCGGCGGTGAGCCATGATCTCCGGAGCGGCCGCCCCGAACATCTCCTGGGCGATGATGGCCGCCTTGGCCACCGGCACATTGAGGATCGCCATGATGTCCTCATGGCTGGCGTCGCGCTCGGTGCCGTCGGCATCGGTCACCCGGATGCCTTCGATGTCTCCGAGGGCGGTCTGCCACGCCTCGCGTAGGGGCGCTTCGTACTTCTGCTTGTACTCGCCGGAGCGGGTGTAGTTCAGGTAGCGGACCTCGGTGTCGAGTTCCTCGGCGTTCTTCCGGATCGAATCCATCTCGGCCTTCAGGGCCTTCGTGGCTTCCTCGATCTCCTTCTTGGTGCCTTCGGATCGAGCGCGCTCAAGCTCGGCGACCTTGGAGGCGAGGTCATCGCGCTCCTTCTTGGTCATCTCGTACTGCTCGCGGAACTGCTTCAGCGAAGCGGGCTCTGACTTGGCAGGTGCGTCTTGCTTGGGCGGGGCCGGGGCGGGCTCGTCCTTCTTGGCGGTGAACTTGTCCAGGTTGAACAGGTCATCAACCGGAGGCTTGGAGGCTTCAGGAGCAGCAGCAACGGGCGCAGCGGGCGCCGCTGGCGCAGGAGGTTCAGGAGCAGCTGGCGCCGGTGCAGGTGCCGGGCTCGCCGACCCCATCGGGTTTTCGAGCGCGTTTCCTTCGAGCGCATCGATGCCGGCGAAGGCTTCGGAGTAATCTGCGCCGCGATCGGTGGGCGCGTCGGGTGACAGTAGAAGTTTCATTCAAGGTTCTGATTCACGGTCGGTTTCTCTCTCTGCATCGCCACCAGCCCGTGAAGCTCCTCGATCAGCGCCTTGGCGCCCTGCCGGCGGCAGTTGGCGTTCCAGCCGTGTTGAGGGTTTTCGGATGCTGGCAGGTTCCAGCAGAGATTGTTGAAAGCAGCCATGAGCGCGGCTTGGAAGTCCGCGTTGTACAGCACGCGCTCAAGGGCCATGACGCGCTCCTTGTTGCGCTGAAACTCCTGCTTGGGGGATTGGATCATTGGTTAAGGATGGTGGCCTGGGTCTTCAAATCCATGGCCGCGATGTCCGCCCGAGTCATGGCGCCCTTGCGCTGGGCCTCGGCAATCGTGGAGGCGTTCTTGCGCTGCTGGTCCTGCTCGAAGGCGACCTGCTTCTGGATGCGCTTCTGCTCGGCGTTCGCAGCGGCGATCTGCGACTTCGACTGCGCGGTGATGATCATGGCCTGGATCTTGGCAGCCGTCTCGGCGTCCATGCCGTTGCCAGCAGCACCGGCCTCGGCCTGAGCCTGAGCCTGCTCCTGCAACCGCTGCACGTAGCCCTTGATGTAGTTCGACGCCTGACCGATGCCGTCCATGTAGAGCTTGATGTTCTGTTCCTGGCCGGGGTCCTGGGAAATCAACTGGATCTGCTCCTGGATGTGCTGAATGACGTTCGCCAGCCCCAGCACGCGTTCCATGGTCGGCATACCGCCGGACTGCTCGATCTTGCCGATCGACGCGCCAAGCATCCGGAGCAGCGTCTGGATGTACTCGGGCCGGTTGATGGCCGAGGCGATAACCACCGGCTGACCATCGATGAGTGTGCCCCACGCCAGCGTGGCGCGCTCGACGGCCGGGGAGACCGGCGCGTTGTCGATCGGGGCGAGCCGATTCGCCAGCAGCGGATCATCGGTGTTGGCCTCGACGTACATATGCACGACCTCAGCCTGAGAATCCGGTGCCAGCAGCGGCCGGATGGCCATGAGGCGGTCGGCCTGGGCGATCTCGAGCATCTTGTTGCCGGAGCCCATGACGCGCTCTGGCATGATGTCCCAGGAGTCCAGGTTGTTGAACACGGACGGATCGACGCCCTCGGCTTCGCACTTGCGACGGAATTGAACGCAGTCGGGGTGATCGATCGTGCAGAATCGACGGGCGATCTCGCGGTACTGGAATGTCTGCTGGGTGTACGCCCGGGTCAGCATCGAGCCCATGAGCGCGTTGGCGTTGTTCACGCGAGCCATCACCTCGGTGGCGGTCAGTTCTTTCGAGGTGCCGTCGTTCACGTCCTGGGTGTAGGCGGCGCTCGATTCGGCCATGATCTGCCGGTGCATGGCCATGGCGCCCGACAGCATGGTGTAGTCCACGACGTGGCGCTCGGACTGCGGCACCCACGACAGGCCCTCGGGAATCACGCCCATGTTGAACAGGTCGATCTTCTCCATGCGCTCGGCGTCGCCGTCCGCGACGTTGCGGAAGAGCCAGAGCATCTGCTCGAACACGGAGTCGGTGAATTTGCAGCGCAACCGGTTCTGGAGATGGCAGACAGCGTAGAGCAGGTATCCCAGCGACCGCACCGAGTGCCAGCGGAACGGAGGCACCACAGCGCCGTCGGCGAACTGGGTGTGCATCAACTCGAAGATGTCACGCCCGTAGGACCGGTCGCCGGCGTCGAAGAGCCACTGACCAGCGGTCTGCATATTGCCGATGCCGCTGTTGTACTGGTCCACGATGATGCGACGGCGCCAGGACGGGTCGTCGGTGGTCGTGTCCAGGAAGTAGAAATCGTAGCAGCGCAGCACCGGCGTCGCGTCGGAACCCCAGTAGCCAGAGTTCTCCTTGAAGTCCTCTTCGATCTTCTCGGGGAAGTATTGGCCGGACCAGTCGTTGACCTGGAGGCTGGTGGCTTCGCGCTCGATCATGGCTGCCAGCAGCTGGTTCACCAGCTTGAGGTTCCAGCCGGGGTCCACGTTCTCACCCCGGGTCATCCGGATCAGGTCCTGAGCGGTGAATGACGTGTAGATCGCGAAGTGCGAGAGGTTGTCGAGCGACGTGAGCGTGTTCGTCGGGACCAGGATGTCCTCGGTGCCGCGAGCCGATGGGCACCAGTCGCGATCGCGCAGCCAGGTGACCGGGCCGATGCCGTGAAGCACGGTGGCCGCGAACTGCGATTCCAGCACGGTGGAATACTTCGCAGAACGCTTCATCACGCGGTTGATCTGCTTGGTGATGATGTTGCCCCATTGGGTGCGCTTGTCGCGGGGGCCGATGTCCAGACCAACAGAGAAGTAATTCTGGGGCTTTAGGAAGGCGTTGGTGAACTGCTGGCGGGCGGCGTGGATGATCCGGGTGCCCTCCAGGAAGTTCACGTTGGTCTGGATCCGGTTGTCCCGGGCTTCCTCCTCGGAATACGGAGGATTACCGTTAAACGTGGCGTTGATTCGTGCGCGGTTGCGGGATCGAGGCTGCTCGGCCTCCAGCATCGCACTCACCACGTTCCAGACTCTGCTCGGTTCCTTGAAGCTCATATTTCCCTCAGATTGACCCCCGCTCCCGCGAAATCCAGCAATTATCAGGCATCTTACCTCCCCCAAGATAGGGGAGCGGCACCCAGACTTTGAGCTTCAGATAGCAGCCGCAGACATCGCAGGTGCCAGCATTGCCCTCTCCATAGAGGACCATGGCCATGTCGTGACGAATCTGCTCCTGCTCAATGATCGCCTCGGCGACTGACTTCTCGATGCTGTCGGCCTTGGTCGGCTTGTTGTGGATGCAACGCAGGCAGATATCGATCCTGTCCTGCGCGAACCGGCGATCGACAGGGGTGCCACCGTCGCCCAGCCACTCGGCCAGGATGCGCGCCCCCTGTGCGGTGTTTTTGATCCTAGCGACCGCACGTGCGGCAGCCTGAAACCCTTGGTTGAACATTGGTGGTTGTGGTGGTTGTTGCGCCCGAATAGAGGCTTGGGAACCGGGCACGGGTGTAGGCTTCGAGGTCAGCGACGGCCTTCTCGTAGTCGGCCGGCAGGTTGTTCGCGGCGCGGTGCTGCTGGATCAGCCGCGCCATCGAGTAGAAGTCATGGTTCAGCGGACTCGGGGCGTTCCACTTGGTTTCGGGTTGGTAGAACTGCCAGCCGCCGGGAGGGAATTGGTCGCGATTGATCATGCCTCCGAGGTTTAGAACGGCAGGTCGTCCCCGTCCAGATCAGGCTTCGGGGATGCAGCCGGGGTGGATTCACGTCGAGGTGCCGGCGCCGCGCCCTCTTCACGGCTCTTCAGGAACTGGAAGCTCTCGATCATGATCCGGGTAGCGGATTTCTTCTCGCCGCTCTTCTTGTCGTCCCACTCCTCGCGAGTCAGGCGACCTTCGATCATCAACGGGTGCCCCTTCTTGACGTACTGCGAGAGCGTCTCGGCCTGCTTTCCGAACGCCTTGCAGTCCGCGAAGTACACGTCTTCACGATCCTCGCCGGCCTCCGTTTTCCAGCGGCGGTTCACGGCCATACTGATGTTGCACACCCCGGTTCCCTTGGGCAGGAACTTCAGTTCGGGATCGCGGGTGAGGTTTCCGATCAGGATGACTTTGTTGAATGATGCCATGGCGGTTACGAGTAAGTAAGTGCGTGTTGAGACTCCATTGACCGGCGCTTGTCTGACATACGCGTCAGCCACTTTGGTGTCTGCCGCTTGACAATACCCACACCGCTACCGGCTGCAATCTCAAATCCGTTTCGGCGCGCCATTTCGATCGCGACCACGAATGAGTCCCACAAGTCGGGCGACCGCCCCATGCGTTCCTTGGTCTTGTTTTTGGGCTCCACGTCGATCAGGCCGGTGCGAGCAATGCCCCACTCGCGCATGGCGCCTTCCTCGGCCACCTCCCGTGGGAGCTTCCGCATCTGCTTCGATTCGATCAGGAGCCGGGATGCGTACCAGAGCGCCGTGACCATCTTGCCGTAGGCTTCGCGCTCAGTCTTCGGATCACCCTGGCGCACCGGACGATCCAGCGGCTTCCCACCGAACTCGATCGGTACGACCTGAGGAGACCACAGGCGAGCGAACGCCGACATCAACGTGCCGCGTCCGGTTGAGTCGAAACCGACCTGCTCCGGCTGGATGTTGCGCTGCTTGCAGTAAAGCATCACGAACTCGGCGATCTGCTCTTCGGCCTGCTGCGCTTTCACGGCCGTCACCGGGATCACCACGGGCGGTTCCGCGAATGCGAGCACCGTGTTGCCGTTGAGATCCTCACCGAACTTGAGATCGGTCATTACGCAGCGGTCGCCGCCGACGCCCGAGTACGCCGCGTCGATGCCGATGATCCGGGTGATCTTGTCCGCCCGCTGCCACACGACATCGTCGAACGCCTGGTTCTGCTCGCAGAGCGACATCGTGACCACGCGCCTGGTGCCGCCATCACGTGGCAGCAGACCCAGGTTCATCATCGAGAACTGCAACGAGTCGCGGCCGTAGTAATCGAGATCCGCCTGAATCTGCTCCGGCGTAATGATTCCGCGATACGGGTTCACGCCTTTGGGGAACTTCGCGTTCGGTGTGTCGTATCCACACAGCTGAACCGCCACGCCACCCGGGGCCCGCGTTTTCCAGGTGCGGGTCTTCTCGAGGTACTCGAGGCCCTCCCAGCCACCCATCGACGGGTGCGGCTCGCAGACCACGCCGAGGGCGTCGTTGCGATCCTTGGGGTTGCCCATGGCGATCAGCTTGAACTCGGGATTCTTGCGTAGGTTGGCGACCGAATCCAGGAATCCGCGCCCCATGAGCGACGCCTCGTCTGCGATCAGCATGACCCGGTCGTTCTTGAGGCCGACGTAGTTCGAGAGACCGACAAATGTGCCGCCGACTTTGCAGGCGACACCGATGATGCCATCACGGAAGTCCTGCGCCTCGGCGTCTTCATCCGAACTGGTCAGGATGAATCGGCTCTCGATCACCCGCCCCGGTAGCCACTCGCGCTTCGCCTTGGCCTTGTTGTGAAGCTCCTTGATCGAGCCCCAGATTCGCAGCTGGAGACCCTCACGCGTCGTTGACGACATGATGATCGAGGTGCCGGTGGGGTAGATGTAGAACGTGCAGAGTCCGAACGCGGCCGAGTCGTAGGTCTTGCCAGATGACCCTGGGCCCATGATGCCGACCTCCTGATTCTCTACGAACGTGCGGATCAGAAGCTCCGACCAGTCGTGCCAATCAAAATGCGGCCACAGCGCCGTCATGGCCTGGCGAAAGTGGTAGTACTTGCCACACCCGTACTTCACCCCGCCGGACATGATGTACCCACCACGGCGAACCATCTCGGCCTCGATGAGAAAGCGGTCTTTTGTACGCCACGGGATAGACAAGTAATCGGGGCTTTCATTCATCTTGCGGGAATCATGGGTTGGCCTTTGAATGGCTTCAAGCGTCATGGTCGCCGAAAAAAATCGCATTGTAGACGGCCTACTCACCGCCGAGGGCGGGGTGGACAGCGGTTTTTCGCCTTCGCTCATTCAGCCGAACCAGCTGGCCTGGGCGGTCAACACGACTGTCCGAGGCGGGTTTCCAAAGGCGCGCCCGGGGATCTGGGTGAAGGGCCTGACGTTCGATGACCCGGATGTAGTCTACCAGGGCGGCTATTACAACCGCGCCGTCCGTGACTCGTTCCTGAACGGATTCTTTCAGGGCTGCGGCACCTACGTTTCTGATTCTGGCGCTCCGTACCTGTTCGCGTCGATCAGCGGCAAGGTCTACCAGATCGACATCCAGAACGGTTTCAAGGTCACCGACCAGACTCCGATCGGATTTCAGTTCACCGTTCTGACTCGCGGCCGTGCCAGCAACGTCGCCACCTACGTGTGCAGCGCGCCGCACGGTCTGTCGCCCGGCATGGTCGTGCGACTCCCGGAGCCCGTTGGCGCGTTTTTCCCGACCGGGTTCTTCGGCGATTTCGTTGTGGACTCGGTGCCGTCACCGACCACGTTCACGACGTACTCGCCCGGGATTGACGCCGGCCCGCTGCTTGGACCGTTGTTTATTGGCTACCAGATGCTGGCGAACAACCCGCAGGCGCCGCACGTCTACTTCCAGCAGGCCGAGAACTGGCTGGTCGTGCAGGACACGATCAATGTTCCCTACCTCTACAACGGTGCGACGATTCGCAGGGCCACTGGCGAGGAAGTCCCGACCGGCGGCCCGATGGCCTACGGCAAGGGGCGCCTCTGGGTGGCGAACGGCTCAGAATATTACGGCGGCGACCTGGTCTACGGAGACCCGGCATACGGTCGTGATTCGGTGATTCGATTCACTGAGAACACCTTCCTGGCCGAGGGCGGCGCGTTTGCGGTGAGCAACGGCCCGATCACCGGTCTGGCGTTTGCAGCCAACCTCGACACGTCTCTGGGTGACGGCGACCTGCTGGTGTTCACTCCGACGGCCACCTACGCCTTCAACGCCCCGGTCGATCGCGATGCGTGGAAGGACCTGAGCTATCCTATTCAGCGGTTTGCGCTGCTTAACTTCGGATCGTTCAACCATGAATCCATCGTGGCGGTGAACGGCGATCTGTTCTTTCGCGCTCAGGACGGCATCCGATCGTTGATCTACGCCCGGCGCGACTTCACCGAGTGGGGCAACACCCCGGTCAGCCGGCAGGTTGTCAGGGCGTTGGCATACGACACCGAGTTCTACCTCTACGCAGCCAGCGCGGTGAACTTCGACAACCGGATGTTGATGACCACGCAGCCGAAAAAGGTCAACGGCCGTGGCATCGTGCATGGCGGCGCCGTCGTGCTGGACTTCGATCTGGTCTCCGGCATGGGCCGAAAGGTTGCTCCCGCATGGGAAGGCGTCTGGACCGGTGTGGATTTCTTTCAGTTCCTGACGATCCGGATCCAGAACGCCGATCGATGCTTCGCGTTCGGTTTGAATCAGGGTGATATCGGGTTGTACGAGGTCACCAAGAATGGCCAGTTCGACTTCGATGGGTTTGATGATGCGCCGATCGATTGGGTGATCGAGACGCGGTCGCTGACGTTTGCCGAGCCGGCGAACAAGAAGCGCCTGGTGAGCGCCGAGCAGTGGTATGACCAGGTGATGGGTTCGATCGAATCCAAGGTCTACTTCAAGGCCAACGAGGGTGAGTGCTGGCAGCCGTGGGCGGAGTTCAAGGACTGCGCGAAGTACCGCAACTGCGAGCCCGGTGAAATCAGCTGTCCTCCGGCGGTGATTAACTGCCAGGAGGTGAAGTATTACCAGCCTGCCGCCCGCTCGCGCATCGCATTGCCGCAGCCGCCCGACAAGTGCGACATCCAAACCGGCGGGTTCACTCGAGACGGCTATGAGTTCCAACTCCGCTACGTCAACACGGGCCGGTTCCGCCTCAAGCGCGTGGCAATGGTTGCTCAACGCCTTCAGGAGGATATTTACGGCGACCTCAGTCGCGTCGCCTGCCCGCTCCTCTCCGCCTAAAATGCCTTCCACGAATCCAGTCGATTACGGTGCCGATCCTTGCGGGCTGCGAAACAGCGCCTGGGCGATCAACCTCTGCTTGATGTACTCGGGCCGGTGCGACTTTCCAGAAGGCACGTTCCTGATCGGATCGGCCCCGGGCGCCAAGATTACCAGCCGACTTCGATTCAACAACATCGCGACGTTCACCACGGCTACACCTCACGGTCTTGTTGTTGGAGAACTGATCACGCTGGATGGGTTCACGGATCCGACGTTCAACGGAATTGGAGTGGCGCAGCTTGGTTTTCGAGTGGATTCAACACCGAACCCAACGACGTTCACTGCGACTGTTCCAGGCGGAAACAGCGTCCTTGTTGTCGAAGATGGATGGATCAACCTGATCGGAGGCGGATACACCTCATCGGTTCCGCTGGGTTACGGTGGAAGCATTGTTGACCCGAGTAATGGCCAGACGGTTACATTCACTCTTCGCGACAACATCGCTTTCACCGGCAAGGGTGCTGGCAAGACGCGGGTAAAGTTCGCGAACCACACATCCACCACCCGTGGCGATTCGTTCGGTTTCAACATCCAGCCGATCAAGTGCCTCGGGAATTACACCGGAACCGGGGGCCTTGTCTCGAATCCTGCGAATTACCCGTCGATGCCGGTGGGTGCGACGAACTGCAAGAATCTCACGATCGAAGGCATCACGTTCGACGGCAACTACGTCAACAACGGTCCGAAAGACATCACCATCGTTTCGGTGGAGCGAACCGCAGGCATCAATACGTACACCACGGCGTTTCCCGCCAAGTTTCAAACCAGCGCGCCGCCTTCCTATTCGCCGCCAGTGCTGCCAGCACCGAGCAATCAAAGCACCTACTCGCATTACATTGACGGCGTGGTGACATCCGGGTCGTCAAATGACGGCACGTTCAACGGTTTCAGTCCGGTGATCAACGTCACGTCGCTGACGTTCCAGCGAGACATGAGGTGCCCCCTGATTGGAGTCACCAGAAACGCGTTCAACTACGCGATCTACACAAAGCATCCGGACTTCAACTTCGGATACACGGTGGGTGACTCGATTACCGTGACAGGGTTCTCAAATCCTGCATTCAACGGCAGTTTTGTGGTGGCAGGATTTCTGTCCGCCCAAGAGGTCTACTGCGTCAACGTCGGAGCCGCAACGACGATCACAAGCTACGAACGCCTGACTGGCGTCGGGTATTACGACACCGCAGGACCACACGGATTTACGGGAGGCGAAACGGTGGTCATCACCGGTCTGGCAGATCCGACCATGAACGGCACGTTCATCGTGACAGGAGCCCCGTTTGCAAATCAGTTCTCGGTGGTCAATGCAGGCACCGATACTGGTGTGATCGCTGGTGCTGGCACCTACCAGCTGCGCTCCAACATTGCCAAGTCCTGGTCAGTTCCAGACGTTGCGCTGACGCCGCAAACGAAGGCCGGTGTCAACTCGCTCTTCACGGTCGCAGGTCTCAACCTGGTTGGTGAAAACACGATCGTTCAGGATTGCGAGTTCTACGACTTCGGAGTCGGCATCGCAGACGCCGAGACGTTCGTCCTGAAATCGTTCCTGCCGTCCACCGTCGTTGATCGTTCACATGGAAGCATCATTCGACGCAATCGATTCGGATACCAGGGGCGCAATTCGGTGCAGGCCACGATCCACCCAGGAACATCGGAAGCCAACACTCAGTGTGCGATCGGAGGTTACTCATCGATGCTGGTGACTGTCATCGCGGTGTCGCGAGTCAACGCTACCAGCCGAGCAACCTACACCACCACAGAGCGCCACGGCCTGCGCGTTGGCGATTCGGTCGTGTTTCAGGGAGTCAGTGATGCGACATTCAATGGCACCTACACGGTCGCAACGATCATCAGCGACACTAAGTTCTCGGTCATCCAAGCGGGCGTAGATTATCCCGACACCTACATGGCTGTCGGCAACGCGTTGCTGCCTCGCCCGCTGCGGATCCTGGCGGCCGACTGCGTGTTCGAGTACAACCGAATCGAAGGTGGGCCCAACCCGCTCACCCAGCAGTGCCCGGTTCACGGTATCACGCCGCGTGACACGTTTGGTGCCGAGGTCCGCTACAACAACTTCGACGGATTCACAGGCACCTGCTTCTACGTCGATACGTTCCAGCACATCGGAACGCACGTCCATCACAACTCGGCGCTGAACGTCTCGGCGTTCATGGCGCTCACCGTGCAAGACTGGTATGCGACAGCGGTTCAGTTCGGATTCACGAATCCGCCGTCATACGCTGCCTGGATCGCGGCCCACAGGGATCTCCTGATCGAGTACAACGACGTGCTGCTGACCGGTCCCGACAGCTGGTATTACCAGCCGGCGCTCGCGCCTCTCGATGCGGTGTTCGTGATCAACAACCACGACGTCAACCGAAGCACCTACTACTACCCGACGGATTACCAGATCCCGATTCGACCTCCGGCGCCATTGCCGGCAGGAGCATCGCGAGACGCAGCCGGCATATCGACGTTCACGACTGTCTCGCCGCACGAACTTCAGGCAGGCATGGAGATTTCCGTAGTTGGTGTTACGGACGGGACTTTCAATAGCGTGTTCACCGTCCTAAGCACGCCGTCGGCGACGGAATTTACGGTCAACAATCAGGTTGGACCGTTGCCGAACACACCGGTCGTCTCCGGAAACGGATTCCTTGGCATCAACAAACCCGTCAACTTCCCGTGGGAAATCCAGATGTCGGCCCGTGCCCGCACCGCCGGTGTAGCCACCTACACCACGACCAAGGCCCACAATATGCAGCTGGGCTACCACGTGACTCTTGAGGGCTTCTCGGATCCCACGTTCAACGGGCAGTTCATCGTGACCGGAATGCCGACCACGACCACTTTCCAGGTCGCCAACGCTGGTCCCGATGTCGCTACGGTGACCGAGAGCGGAAACTTTTTCCGGTATGTCGAAAACGTACAGATCCGGTGCAACACGGTGCGACGCCTTTCGGGCAACGAATTGTTCATCAACAACGGTGGCAAGTTCGGCCCCAGCTTCCTGCCAGGGCGACCTAGTCGTTGTGTTGCACCTCTTCAGCAAACCTTCTATTTGGATTGCCCAGAGGGGTGTCTCGACATTCAATGCGACCCCGGCCCGTGCAAGCCTAACGATTACCTTTACCGCATCTGACCATGGCAACCATTGACATCTCAGCCGGGCTTCTTCCGCCTCCCCAATGCTACGCCAGCGAGCAGGATCGCCTTGACGCCTACGCGCAGGCACTGATTGGGCAGATCATCACGTCCCCAGAATGGTCTGCCAATACCGTCGCCCCTGCTTCGCTTGGGTTGTATTGGCTGCGGTTGGACGCGAACCAGAATCCCGTCGAGGTGCTGAAGTACAACAGCACGGCGCCTGCTGGATGGGCCCGAGTTGCAACTCAGTTCACCTACGGTGTTGGAGGCGGTGTTGCCAACGCCTACACGCTGACGCTGACCCCGGCCTCTCCTGGCGTGAATCAAGCCTACCGAACCGGCGTGTGCTACGCGTTCATCGCGAACGCTGCCAACACGGGCGCCACGACGCTGGCGGTGGATGGGTTGGCGGCAAAGGCGATCACGAAGTTCGGCACGGTCGCACTGGTCGCGAACGACATCGTCGCGAACAAGATGTGCGTGGTGGTCTATGATGGCACGCAATTCCAGCTGCTTAATCCGGGTCTGAACGTGAGCGCGGCCGGGTTCACACCGGGCACCGATCGCCAGTTCCTCCGCACCAACTCGACCCCGGCGACCGTTTGGGAAAGTGGCTACATCACGCCGGTGGCCAACTATCAGGCGTTTCCAGCGGCCGGCGGATCCGTGACGTTCACTCACGGCTTCAGCGTGGACCCTCTCAGTTGGGACATTGGAATCATCTGCGATGATGCCGGTGGCGATGCGGGGTACGCTCAGAACGACTGCATTTCTGCGCGATCGCTTTCTTGGACCACCAACTACGGTATCGCCGTGACGTGTTTTTCAAACGCGACATCGATCGGAATGGTGCGCGCTGCTGGCACGGCAAACATCTGGGTCAACAACAAAACCACCGGTGTTCCTACCGCGATCACTGAAGCCAAATGGAAGGTGATGGCCCGAGCCATTCGATAACATGAGAAAGACCCTCGCCCAGGCCAAGAACTCCACGATCCCGCAGGCTGTCGGATTGGCCACCTGCGACGATCGCTTTGTCCAGCTGCTGAACGAGGCTCAGGCGCGCCTGGCCGACATGGGCAAGTGGTGGGGCACCTACAAGAAGCTCCGCATCTGCGTCACCGCCGGCTGCATCACCTGGCCTCGCGAGGTCAAGACGATCGAGGCGATGAACGTCTGCGGGTACAACATCCCGATCCAGAACCAGTGGTACGAGTTCCAGACCGACGAGCGCGCACCGCGCACCGGTTGCGGCCGTGAGGGCTGCGAGCAAGACCAGCTGCTCGATCGCGGCATGGTGACTCAGTTCCGGGACTCGGTCGGCAACTGCAAGTTCCGGGTGTACCCGTCGCTGACAGCAGATGCTGGCAAGCGGATCCTTCTTCAGGGCATCGACCCCTCGACCAACGAGCCGATCCGCACGCTCGACCCGGTGAGCGGCGAGTACGTCTGGGGCGAGTACGTCACGCTGCCGAATCCTGCTGTCACGCCGTTCGTTGAGACCACGAACCTCTTCAAGCAGCCGGGCCTGAACGGCGCCCAGAAGCCGCTCACTCAGGGCCGCATCACGATCGTGGCCTACAACCCGACCACGACGCTTTCCACTCAGGTTGCCGTCTGGGGACCGAGCGAGGAAAACCCCGAGTACCGCCGCACCTACCTGATCAATATGCCCGAGGTCTGCGGTGGCACGAATGGGTGCAATTCGAGTCAGGACAACTGCTGCATCGACCACGGCGACGGCTGCGTCCCGCCCGAGGAGAACTGCACCAACACAGTCATCGAAGCCATCGTGCGCCTGGAGTTCATCCCGGCGGTCGTGGATTCGGACTGGCTGTTCATCGGCAACCTTCAGGCCATCAAGCACATGATGAAGGCCATCCAGAAGGAGGACCGGAACCAGTACACGGAGGCCGAGCGCGAGATCCAGCTGGCCCTTCGATCACTCCGCAATGAGCTTGAGGCGTACAGCCCGAATGAGCGCAGCGTGATCAACGTGCAGCCTTTCGGGTCTGCGAAGATTCAATATCGGTTCGGAGGGTTCATCTGATGGAGGTCGAGAAGCCCATCACGTGGTTGGAATTTCTGACCGACAACGACATCTCGCTCGATGAGCGGATTGATCGGTGGGAGGCATTCGTTGCCGACAAGCCGCAGCAAGAGTGCCCGCTGAAGCACACGTTCCCGGAAGGGATGTACGTGCGGGAAATCTTCATGCCTGCTGGCTCCATCGTCACCAGCCGCATCCACAAGTTCGATAACCCGTTCTTCATCACCAAGGGCCGCGTCACGGTCGTGAGTGAGAACGAGGGTCTGGTGACCTACACGGCGCCATACTCGGGCATCACGCTGCCGCAGACCCGCCGTGTTCTGCTGATCCATGAGGACACGATCTGGATCACGGTTCACCTGAACCCGGACAACAAGACGAACCACGAAGAGCTTCTCAACGACCTCACCTATGTGAGGGACAACAAATACTTACCATGTCATTCGTAGGAACAGCCATTGGAATTGGAGCCGCTGGTGTCATCACCTCCGGCGTCGGAATGGGCCTTCAGGCTTCATCCGCGAGCGCCGCACGAAAGCAGGCTCGCCAAGCCGCCGAGACACCAGGGCTGGACATTCCAGCTGTCGTTGGCGAGGCCGAGCAGCTGGCACCGCGCACCCGGGCGCTCGAGCAGCAACGCACCGCAGCAACGCGGGAGCAACTGCTTGAAAACCTCGGCATTTCGATCCCTGGGTATGAGCAGGCGCAGGCGGCCAGAGCGCAGAATGCGATGGCGCTTCTTCGTGGTGAACTCCCGCCTGACGTTGTAAGTCAGATCCAGCGCAAGAGTGCAGCCAAGGCGCTCGAGGGCGGGTTTGCTGGCAGCAAGGCGGCCCAGGGCCTCACTGCTCGCGATATCGGAAGGACCACGCTACAAGCGCAGCAGGAAGGCGCTCGCCTGTTCTCGGACATTCTCGGGACCACCCCGATGGCGCCGCTGGCGAACTACGAGTTCACGCCGCAGCAGCTGGCTCAGTTACGCGAAAACGAGCGCATTGCACGCATGAACGCGTTGGCTGGTGTTGCCAGTATGCCGTCGGCAACCGGAGTTGTTGGTCAGGGCCTTGGATCGTTTGGATCCGGACTGACGAACCTCGGGTTTGCGGCGCTTGGATCCAAGTACGGTGCTGGCGGCGGAGGCGGAGGCGGCGAAAGCGACCTGGTCTCGACTCAACGCAAACTCATGGGAGGTTAATTTATGGCGAACCCATTCTCAGGACTCGAAAACATCGGAGCTTCGTACATGGCGGGTGCCCGCCTTGCCCAGGAGCGTCAACGTCGCGCCGACGAGATCCTGGCGCGGCAGGAAGAGGCGCGCATTCGCCAGCAGTATTACCAGGACATCATTGCTGAACGCGAAGCGGCGCGGCTGGCGACGGCCGCAGA